TGTAACTTGCGTTTTGTTTAGAGTAATCAATTGGCTTAGTGTTATCAAAACCTCCGATAACTCTACCACCACCAACTGCTCCTAAAAATAAATACTGGCAAGCATCACAGGCATGTGAATACTTGCCTTTATCTGGTTTCTCTTGGTAACGTTCTTGACCAGAAACCTGCATCTTCTTATACTTATATCCACCAGCAAACCCTTTTCGCAATGTCGGTGCGCCAGGGGTAACTTGTAGGGCTGGCATACCATTAAAGTCCAACCGCATCATATACTCTGCAATAACTTCCCTTCGTATTGTGAAGTCATTTGTATATGCAGGAACCGCATTAATCCCTTGGTTCTGCAGGATTAGGAACGGGGTCACTTCATCTGTTTGAGCCCGTTGCTCTCCAGCAGGGTCTGCGTAGACCTCAATATCCTTAAAGTTTATGTACTTTGAATTCAACTTCTCTTTTAGCAACTTACCAAAAGATACCGCACCCATATCAAAGGTGCATAACTCATCAAACAAAACAAATTGACCACTTGCTGTAATCTGCCCAAATATTGCAGCAGGGGTCAGTCCAAAGTCAATCCCAATGTACAGGGTCCTCTTAGGGTCTGGCTCATAGCGCTCTTGTGTTGAATGAGCATGGTCCTTATATTCAGGGAATACTGGCTTACCATCTGATGTAAACCCATAAATTCCATGGACGTAAACGTCAATCCACTCTTTGTCCTTGCCTTGCATCATATTAGTATAATAGCTTTTCGGCAAGTACTTAATATTCTCTGCTTCTTCACTCAACCCACTAGGCTGGTGGTATATGCTGTGGTTCTTAGGCAAGTTAACTTCAAACAACTTGTAGTACCAACTATCAGAATCTGGCGGGTTAGTATCCATTATGATACCAAACCAAGTGGGCTCTGATATGACTTCGTCTGTCTCTGGGTCCAATATAGTTTTGGGGTACCTACCACAACGACCTTGGAGCATATCCACTACGGCTCTCGGTATCTCGCGGCACTCATTAATAAACCCGCCTGTTACCTCCAATGATAATAACTTCTTAACATCATTGGGTCGATCTAAAGCCCTGAACAGAAACTCCGCATGGAGCGTAGTACCGTCCTCCATCTTATACTCGAGAGTGAACTTCATGTTCTTCATTGAGAACTCCCCGCTATCCGCGGGAATCCATTCGTGGAACGTAACTAGCGTGGTATCAAACAACTCACGGTACGTGTTCCGTATAATCACCCAACGCGTCTGCCTAATACCTTCAGCATTGGGCTTCTGCGCATGGGCTCTCATAAGTAAATCTGCAATACAACCAACGGACTTTCCGCTACCAATGGGCCCTATAACTGTTCTTACAAAGTTATTATCTTTGTGGAACTTTCTAAGGGTCTTGGAGGCTTTATATATTATATCCATTATTCTAATTTCTTTCTATTTTTGATTTGTGCTTTAGTGGGGTCGTAAATAGCTACTTCATCAAAATCTTTATTTATATGCCCTAGTATCCCTGCACTACGCAGTTTGTCAAAGACCTTCTTATGTGAGCCTTTAACAGCTGCTAACCCATCAATTATATCTGCAAGTGGCCCATTCAGCTTTTTATTAAACCCTCTCGCTTCTAGGTCTGCCAGCACCTCTTTAACTTTTGAAGGTCTAATGGAGTCTTGTCTAGTTCCACTTTCATAGTCCCACAATAAACTCTCAACTGGATGGCGATCTACGTTGGCCATTGTATCTAAGGGACTTTGCTGCTCTAACTGCCACCCAATGGGGCCACCTCTTGGTTTAGATGCTATTCTAAACCTGTCTTCAGTCATCCTTGCTTGGGCTTCACCTGCAGCCCTTTGATATGCTGCAAATGCCTCTTCATCAGTTGTAGTACTAAACTCCCCAAATCTAGGCTTGTATCCTTTAGGTTTCCCCGTCATACCTTCCTTATGCTTTTGCATATTTAGAACAGCTCGCATTGTATCGGACGAAGTACCAGATGGTAAACCCTGGTTCTTTTGCTGTGCATGTGTTATTTCATGTAACAACGTGTCCATTAAACTTTTTTTGCCAGTGACCCCTAAATGACGAGGGTGTTCTAAATTTAAAGCTATTTGATTAAAATACGGTAAAGACCAACCCATTGAATCGTCATTAGGCCGTTGAGTTTTTACAACTTGAATTTTAGCCAATTCTGGGTTATTCTTAAAAAACTCAGGGTGTGTCAACAAAGCACCTAAAGTACTAGGGGCTTTGTCTTTTAGTACCGCTTGATTAAGCTTCGCATTATAATCAGGTATTTCACCCAATAGCACCTGATTACCACTATTATCTTTCCATGGGTACAACTTATACTTCTTCCAAATGTCTTGGGTTGTAGCACCTTGGGCCAACTCCTCTGCAGCTACCCGTGCTGCACTCTCTGGATAATCTGGCATGCCGGGGGCCAATATCGTGCCTAGCGTCCCACCCCGGCTCTTGGGTCCAAAGGGCAACCCACCTGTTTGCATCATACCCGCCAGGTTCAGTCCCGCTTCGCTACCAGCCTCCGCACCTCTGGGGTCTGTCATCGGTTGAACCGGGGCTTGGCTGGCTGTCATCATCTGGTCTTGCAACCACTGTCCTGCCTTCTGAATGCCTTCACCTGGATGGGCTATGGCACTAGCAATCATGCTGTCTCTAGGCCCATAGTGCTGGCGCCCTAACTTAGACTGGGCCAACAACTCCTCTAAAGTATTATAGGCCTGAGGGAGTCCTGCTAATAGGTCTTCAATTAGGCCTGCCATTACTCATCATCCATTATGACTTTGAAACTAAAGTTCTTTCCGCCTCCAGCTTCTATGGCTGCAGTGGGCCATTCTGCCGCTACTTGACGCAGATAAGCCAAAGCAACTTGGGCACCGCCTCTACCTTTCATATGGGCGAACAAATGGGTAGCAGCTTCATATTTTGCCTTCGCTCTACCACGCTTCCAAGCAGAGGTAAAGATTTCTTCGTCCGGCTTGGACTGGGCCAACTGCTCTTTTGACAAACCAAAGTAATCCAGTGTTTCGTCTATGGACATGCATGCAGCCAGCGCTTCTGTTTCGCGCAAGGAAGCGGGGTCGAATACCTTCAAGTCGGCCGCTAAATTCAAATATGGGTCAAAAGTATTCGGTTCCATTTTACTTCTTTTCTACTAACTTTAATTAAATTAATATTAACACAAAACGCTCGGTTTGTACACTTTTATTTTTATTAATTTTAATTTTTGAGCTATTCTTTAAGTTCTTATTCTGCTATTCTTTGCACTAGGGTTTTTATTTCAAAATTTTGGGAACATAAGATGGAGAGACAAACCCGTGAGGGTTAAGGCTTCTTTTAATTTAATTCCGCTATTCTTTGAATACTATATTTTGAACTATTCATTTATTCCTTAAATACTATTTTTTCCAATTTTCTTTCAGGGTTTTTTGATTTTTGAGCGCGGGTGGTACCATTGACATTGTCGCGCTGCCTGCTCCCCCCGCCGCCCAGTTGGGGAAGACCCTATAAATCGAGCTCAGTTCTTAAGTCCTTTATAATTAAATTAAAATAATTGTTTACATTTATTAAAAAACAGTTTATAAAAGCATATGTTTTTTGAATTATTAAAAAGCATTGTTTAATTAAAATAATTGTTTACATTTATTAAAAAACAGCTTATAAAAGCATATGTTTTTTGAATTATTAAAAAGCATTGTTTAATTAAAATAGTTGTTTACATTTATTAAAAAACAGTTTATAAAAGCATGTGTTTTTTGAATTATTAAAAAGCATACATTATATTAACTAACTGAGAGAACTACAATGACTACTAAAACTGCAAACAAGAAAGCTAAGCTTTATACAGTACCAACTTCAGCTGAAGTAAAGCCAACCTTAGAAGCCAGAGTCAAGGAGCTTGAATCTGAGCTAGCATTGTTGAAGACTATAATGACTGAAACTTATGGCAGACCTCCTAACTACAAGCCACCAATGAATACTGGAGTTGGAGACTTCATTAGAGAGTGCATAACATCTGGATTGAAGAATGTTGACATTTTGAAACTGGTTGAAGAAAAGTATACTAACAACAATACAACATATGCTTGTGTTGCTTGGTATAAGAATGACATGAAGAAGAAAGGTTTAATCTAATAACTTTGGACTTACAGACATGGATGTCTTTAACTTTGGAGCACTACAATGAAAGTAAAATTAAAGATAAGTGATGAAGCAACTGTAAATTTAACAGCTATGCTATTGGACCCAGACTATTCAGAAGACTATGGCCAAGCTATAGTCTCTCCAGACAGTGACTATTATGTAATTGGTACTGTGGTAGATGGAGTTTTGATTTTAGAAGTTAAAGAAGTTTGAACTAAGAACTAAGAACTAAGGACCTTACAGCCAAGGATGGCTCAACTACTTTGGAGTACTACAATGACTACTAATGACTTATATGCAACAATCATCCAAATGAACCACTACATCGGGCTCAAGTATCCAAGAGCTGTGGTTCCAGTAACTTGTGCTAACTTTGAGTACTACAAAGCTCTGGCTCTAAGACTTGAGTACACAGACTCTGATATTGCAGAGTTTAAATTGTACTTAGAAACTTTTCAAAACTAAAGCATTTTAGCAGCAAAGGGGCCAAGGATGGCTCAACTTTAACTTTAACCGAGAGAACTACAATGAATGCTTATGAAATATTAGAACTGATGTGGGCTGGTTATGTTACTATATGCCAGGAATCTAGGCTGGATGCTGGCTTACCTTACGGTGGGCTGGGCCTGAGTATTGTAGAAGCTGAAGAGTGGCTGGATGCTATTTTGAACAAAGGCTCTAGGCTCTTATCTTACTTGGATGATGGCGGTTTTTATCAACCAAGCTTGAATTAAAGGAGCAAAGGGGCCAAGGATGGCCGTCTGACTTCGGTCGTAGCGAAGACTTTTGAGTTTGGAGCGTAAGTTATTGTTTTATATATACTTATCTTACTATCTTAATAATATTAAATATATATATAAACACTGTAAAGCCCCTAAAATATATACTTTATAAAAGTTTTTAAAACCGTTTAAAACAGTGCTATTACGAAGCAAGAGGCTAAACGCTTATAAAACAACGACTTACGCTCCTAGCAAATGACACTATCTAAAAAGCGTTTTAGTTAACGTAGTAAATAGCTGGCAAAGCACCCTAGATCATTAAAAAGAGGACCCTAAAATGAAACTAACATCCCTAGAACGTGAAGCTATAATCATGGCCATGACCATTAGAAAAGCAGATGCCATAGTAGCAAAAGCTA